ATGCTCTCGATTGTCGTCATTCCAAGGTTTACCTTGAAACACCATCTTCTTAACAATCTCAAGAAACTCACCAGACTCAGCAGCAAGCCCAACGCCAGCAGTGGTAAGACGTTCAATATTTGCACCCTCTCGGTCAAGTTCACCCAGACGGTCAGCAAGACTGACAAAATCCTTAGAACTATTGCTTGTGACAGCATCCACGAAATCAGTGTACTTATCAAAATCTACAGTCATAATTTATACGTTCCATTCAGCGAATTTACTTAATCGATTTTTTGTTTCAGAGAACTGAGGCATCTCTTCTTCTTCAGCAGATGAATTTAGAACTGATGTATCCTCAGCAACATCATACAGCCTCATCTTAGATCTGTCAATACCTATCAAGAATTTCTTGTTAGAGGTAGGATCATTGTAACGATTCTTTAGTTGCTTAACTAACAATCTGTTTTGGGATTCCAATTCCTCAGTAGATATGAGAGCGAACATAAGATCAGCAGTAGCAGGGAGTCCAAAGGATTCTGAAGTGTCAGTGAGGTCAGGATCACTAGACCCATAACCAGCACGAGTAGTTTGAGTAGCACTAACAATCGGTACGTTATGCTCGACAGCAAGACCCCGAAGCTCCTCAGCAATCGCTTTAACATAAGTGTAAGAATTAACAACAGCACCTTTATATCTGGAACTAGCACAGATATTAAGGTAATCAATGAATATTATATGTGGTTTGAAATCTTTTTTAAGATTCAAATCAGATAAAAGTGCCTTGAAATGACCAGCATGTGCTGATGCAGTAGGATATTCTTTAATGATTAGTTTACCCTGAGTCTTTCTAGCAATCTCCTGTACCTTAGACTTATACAGAACCTCTGGTAGTTCTGGTATATCCTTGATGTTACAGTTTAAAAGATTTGCGTCAATTCGTTCAGCAATTTTCTCCTCTGCCATCTCACATGTAATGTAGAGAACGTTGCTGCCCTCTGTGAGACAGGCACTAGCCATGTGGCACATGAATAGACTTTTCCCGACACCTGTACCAGCAAGAGCGATGTTGAGAGTCTTATTAGGTAGACCACCTTTCGTAATATAGTTAAACTTTTCCAGATCAAAGGGAATTTTTTCCTCTGTTTTATGGTAGAAAGCATATCTATCTTCAGATTGTTCAATGTAGTCATGTCCTATATGTTCATCAAAAGAGACAGCCAAAGCATCTTGAAGGATGCTAGGGATAGCACCCTTGTCTAGCTTGCTGTCTCCACCGTCAGCAATCTTGATCGATTGCATGAGTGCAAGATATATAGCACGGTCTTGACACCACTTTTCTGTAGCGTCCACCATCCACTCAAAATCCACCCATTCGTCAGTGAGTCCACGTATAACCTCAAGTGATTGGTTAAATGTATCTTCAGTTAGATCAGTACGATTCTGTAAATTAATAATGATAACTTCCTGAGTAGGAACCTTATCATATTTTGCAGAGAAGTCAGAAATCTCTTCGAAGATAACTTTCTCATGATATTCTTGAAAATAATCAGGCTTAAGGAAAGGAACTACCTTACGATAGAACTCCTCAGTGAAGAGAAGGTTACGTAAAATAGTTTCCTCAATCCTTTCAGTTGCCATAAGAATACTCCTGTTGTGCTGCTTCTTCTAGTTGTGCCATTACTTCGTCTGTGAAGTATTTCTCAGGATCACTGAGTATAGACTTAGGATAAACATTAGAGTCACCAATTTTGATACGGTTCCCCACCCTACTGAATACTCCATACTTCTCACCAAGCTCCAAGAGTCCGTAATAGCGGTCCAATCCACGTTCGTCAAAGAATAATCTGGTAGCAACTTTAGAACCCTCCTTAGTAAAGCGAGATTTCTTGGACTCACACTTAATGATGTTACCCACCAAGTCTGTTCCTTCCTTCTCTTTTGATTTGGTTAAGAATATTATAGTAGATGCAGCGTACTTTAGTCCAGCACCACCGCCCATTTCTTTAGCTGGCACATAGCTCCCAATCACATCATAAGTGTGGTTGGTCACTAGCATAGGAATACCTGCCTGTCCTAATTTAAGGGTCAATACTCTAAAAGCACCCTTAATTAACTGTGATTTGGTCATGTCCCTGACCTGTTTATCATTGGTGATGTCTTCCATCTCCTTTGATGTACTAAGCATACCAAGACTGTCAAGAACAAACATCAATGGTTGACGCTTATCCTTTGGTTCCTTCATATACTTGTCAACAATCCTTGTTGCTTGAGTCCTGAACTCTTCTATCGTAGCAACAGGGAAGATGACCATACGCTTAGAATCAATTCCTCTTGATTCAATGATGTCTTTGCTGAGAGCAGACTCAGACTCAAAATAAATAACCCCACCGTCGCTGTTGTTAGTAAGAAAGTTACGTACAACACTAAGTGCAAAGAAAGTTTTTCCTGTTGAGGATTCTCCAGCGAGTGCTGTGACTTTGTTAGAGGGGATACCACCGAAAAGAGAACCACTAACGACAGCGTTGAAAATATAAGAGCCAGTATCGACAAAACTGGATGTATCTCCTGCAGCCACTCCGTCACTGACTCTACTTGCAAATTCATTCCCACTATCTTTGATTACACTATCTAGGAATCCCATCGGTTACCTCACTTAAGTACATATTTACGTATGAGTAGTCCTTACTCATCAATTTTGCATATGATCTAGCAATATCCTGTTCCTCAAAGCATTTAAGGTTGCTTGAGTCTGTGGTGGATACTTGATCGTTAGTCCAACTCACCACCCAAAGGCGTTTATTCATTCAAAAAAGCTCCCTAATGTAATTTTCTTTTCATGTGTCCATCCTACACACTCTAGCACATTTTTCAAGGGCTCGAGGAAGGATTTCTCGTATTGTGTTTGATAGTCCACATACTTCTGGATACCAAACTCATCTGGAATCTCAGTAAAAAAACTGATGCAGTTCTCATGGATAGGATTTGGTGTCTTCAAGTACATGAACTTGATCTTCTCACCTTCCTGTATCCGTTGATGCTTGTTTTCGATCCCATACTTTTTCAAGTAGTGGTTGTAGAGGAGTGCTCCCCTGACGTGGATCGGTGTGCCTTTACTATAGATGTCAGTTCTGTGCTTATATTTTTCAAGGTTGTTAACACCTCTTGGGAATGCGACTTCCTCGTAGGGTCTATTACTTGTCTCTGTTCGCACGTCATTGACAAATGAGATAAGTTCATCATTTGTTTTGCCGATAATGATCTTAAATGCTGCATATAATTTATCCCTGAAATACTGAGGTGTTGAAGACCTCGCTGTTTCCAATCCCATGATCTTCATCTTGGGTTCTTTGTATCGGACTCCTTCCGAGTCCCACACGTTAAGTATGTATCTTTTCTTGGCAGTCCATATACCTCTATCAGCAATGTTCTCCCTCTTCATGATCATCTTTTGATCATACGCCGAAACATAATCCGCAAGCTCCTGATAGGACTTCTCAATGAACGGTTCCAACCTATCTTGGCAGACCTTATCAAGTAACTCAACAATTTTATTCTTATCGTCAGACTTATTACCAAAAAATTTAGTAACAACAGGTCCGAGATTAAGATATATTGAGTCGGTGTCTGACGCAATGACATAATCCACTTTATCTGTAGAGAGTAGTTTATTTAGATACTCATTCATCTTGTTCTCAATCCACCTGATTGAGACCTGTCCAGATAAAGTGATTGCTTCGGCATTAGCGAGACGATAATAACGGAAGTGTTCATTACCGATAGCACCATAAGCAGAATTAAGAGAGATCTTCTTTGCCATCTGAATGTTATTACACCTAGCAATCTCTTTCGTGAGTTCAACTGATGGATTCTTCTCATACTCTTGCTTCGCCTTAATCATTTTCTTCTTGAATATGACCCTAGAGTCATACATCTTCTGCATCATCAACGGCAGGAATCCCTGCACGTCCTTCCTGTACTGTGCTCCATTAGCACACACAGCAAACTCACCATCTATCTCAGTCTCTTTCTTTAAGATCCCTTCAACATTGGCACTACTGTGTCTAGTCTCCCAGAGGGTCTCTGGTGAGATGTTATATTGCATAATAAGATGAGGGTACAGGCTATTGAGGTCAAAATTGACCACCCAATCATAGCGTCCCGTTTTTGGTTCCTTGACATAAGCACCTGCGTATTTGGCATCCTTTGTTGCTTCCTTCTTTGGAGGAATAGCAATCTTTCTTTTATTTAATTCACAATAAATGTAGTTGTCCCACATTCTTACCTGTGAAAATACATCCTCATAGTTCACCTTAGCATCATATGCCATAGTGTATGCAAGTTCAAGGAGTTTCATCTTGTCATCAAGTTGGTCTACCAACCTAACGTCATGGATGTTGTAATCAATGAACTTCTGCCAGTCCTTTTCATAGAACTCTTTGAATGTATCAAACTCAGAGTGATCTAACTTTCTTGCTCCAAGTTCAACCATACAGATGTGATCCAACCTATAGCTTTCTTGGTTTGTATAAGTGAATTTCCTGTATAGTTCGAGATAGTCCAGAGTTGAAATTCCTGGAAGATCGTAAGCGATTTGTCTCCTTCCTTTAATGTAGATTTCCCTCGAAGATATAAGCTTCCAAGGACTAAGAGACTTAGCAGCTTTTTCACCGAGTATCCTGTCAATACGCCTAGCGATATAGGGAATATCAAACAGCTGTACGTTCCAACCCGTAATAACATCAGGACAATTCTCATTCCAATACTGCAAAAATGCTGTCAACATGGACTCTTCTGTTCTGAAGTGCATGTAATCTACATCATCATGCTTGTTATCAAATGGTCTTGCACCAAAGACAACAATGCGACCAGTGTAAGAGTCCTTAATACTGATCGCTAATATTTCTTGGTCTGCTGAATCGATATCGGGAAACCCATTCTCAGCAGCAGTTTCAATATCGATGTTAAATACACGTATCTTTGACGTATCATACTTGATCTCATCCTCTGGATGTTCTTCAGTAATATACTGATAAAGATACCGAGTGTTCCCATAGATATCAAAGTCGGGAACTTCCTTATAGTCTTTAATAAATTCTTTAGCAGAATTGATGGAACCCATCTTCATAGGTTCCACACAATCCCCTTCGAGTGTACGCCACTCAGAATAATTCTTTGTAGGAACATACAGGGTGGGATTAAAACTCACCCTGTATGCGAACGCACTACCTGCTTCATAACCACGCACTAGCAAACGATTGCCAGCTTGTTCAACGTTTGTGTAGAACTTCATTCAGATTCAATGTAGCGAGCGAGCACTTTTTTACTTGGGTCTACCAAGACTAGTATATCAGATGATCGTATAACAACTTCATTGTCCTCAGAATAAGGAGGCCATGATATTAATTCACCGTCATCTTTTACCTGTTTAGGGTGGGATAGTACACAGTCTGGATCACCAAACTCTACCCCACCCAGTTCCTCAACTCTCGCTACTATCCACTGGTCCCGCAGTAGCAGCAGCTGCACTCGATTCTCCTGTTGTTCCTCCGCCATTTAAAATGTCCTCTCCATTATTAGGTAGGAAACTTAGATCAACTCCAGCCTCCTTCAATTTCTGTACATAGTTTACCATGATCTCTTGGTTTGGAGGCATGGCAGTCACCACATGTTGTGGGTTTAGTCGGAAATCTTCATAGGGTGTGAAGACATTCCAACGGCGATAGTTCACACGATACTGAGCTTCGGGAGTCCCTTCAACACCTTCTACCTCAAGTTCTGTGATCAAAGGATATAGCATTTGATATGCTACAAACTTATCATCCTCACGAACCTGAGAGAAGTTGCAGATAACGTTCTCTCCTGACGCTAATGTAACGATGCGAATATTGTGTTGAATTGGTGCAGTGGCTGCACCAGCAGCTGAATCCGTCATAATTTAATTTCTACGGTTTTTATAGTATACAGTATATTTAATCAGTTGTCAAGTCAAAGCCAATCTTTCCTTGCATGATGCTCTGGAATGATTTTGCCTAGTCTAACAGATAGAAGACCATCTTGAAACTCTACAGACGTAATTTCTACATCATCTGAAATAGTCCACGACCTCTTGAAAGATCTCTGTGCTAGTCCTCTGTGATGGTATTCTGTTTCTGTGTCTGTGGGTTCTTTCTTACCTTCCACATGTAGTTTACCATACTCTGTGTAAACTGCAACCTCTTCTTTCTTGAAACCAGCAAGAGCGATCTCTAGTTTGGATTCGATGTTGTTTACAGATACCAGATTATATGGTGGATAGTTATCTGTTGTTGCATTAAAAAACCCATCGAAAAAATCTTCCATTCCGATGGAGTTCTTATTAATTCTGTCTAGTAGCTGTGGTAAATCCGCAGCATGATACCTTGTTATGTTACCCATGATAGTTCTCCTTATTAAGCGAGTGTGTTTGTGTCCCTTACGGCGACACTACTATTTAATCACACTACAACTTAGTTGACAACAGGATTATTTTCGCAAGATCCGTATCAGAAGTTTCGGTTTTCCTGATATATTTGAAGTTGTATTCATTAAAAAGATCGAAAGCTAGGGTATACCGAACCTTAGAACTTTGATTAGTATCAACTCTATGCTGTAACCATGAAGGAAACAAAGTGACAACACCTGGTTCATTCTTAACTTGGAAATACCCATGATATAAACTGAACAATGGTATCCAATAGTCTGTAGTAGTCCATGGATTAAGGTTATGTAATGCCATGTTTCCACTAACAAAAGCATTCTCATGTAAGGCATGGGAATGCATTCCAATATTTTGTCCTGGTTCTACTCTAGCAAACCATCCTCTAATCCATATATCTTTTCTATCTAAAGGTTTTATATCAACACCTTTACAATACTCATCGTAACTATCGTAGATACGATCTCTTAATATTTTAAAGACTGAATGAGACCAAGTAAAAAGATTGTACTTAGTCCATAAAGATTTCCAGTTAGCAGCAGATAGAAACTTTGACTCCTCTATCTGACCCAAGTAAGACTGGTTTGCTATGACTCTTATTTCTTTTGCGAGTAAAGAATCATACTCATCACAAAAAACATGTGCATCTACGTAAGGTGCAAATGGTGATTTAGGTTCCCAAGTTTTCCAACGGTGTATCTTATCAGTTTGTTTATGAATTACAAGATGATTAAGATCATTATCAATGATTTGCATTATGAAGGGTCTGTCTTCTTCCTACCAATATTATACTTACTTTCTAATGTCCAGTCATCCTTTTCTTTGAATGCTAGAACCTTAATTTGATTGAGAGGTGCTAGGTCAACGACCTTATCAGCATCAGATATCTTAATCAAACCCCAGTCAGATAACAACTGGATAATTCTGTTACGACGTTGTACATCGTTAGTACTTAAATTTGTTTTCTTACCATCAAGTGCGAACAGTTCTTTGAAGTGAACTATAAAATACTTGCCCTGCTTATGTAGAATATGACAGGACTGATAAATCTTTTTTTCTTTACGAGATGCTACACCAATCCTAGTTAGAGTCTCTCTGACCTTTAAAAAATCATCAGGTTCACTCAGTAATACTTCAATCATGTCTGATTGTTTCCACTGGATCTCAGTTTCGACGCTCATTTTTGCCACCCTTTCTCAATGAATATTTGATATGTTCAAGTTGATCCTTTGTGAGAATTCTGAGTGCTTGTAGAGCCTTATCATCATTATAACCATAATACTCTTTAACTACATCAAGATAATCAATAGAATCTTTACGTGCCCATGGCGAAAAACGCTTTCTAGGCTTCAAACTATTTATGTAAAAGTCATACTGCATCTTCTTAGGAAGATGGGAAGACTTATTGATTTCATTGGCATAAAGAATAGCATCAGTGAACGATGAAAGACATCTGTTCACGATGTAAGGGGTGTATTTTTTCTCAGCATCAACATCACCATCCATCAGGTTCTTCTTCGATTGATTGATGGAGTACAAATAATCTTTAAGTTGATACATGTCAGTCGTGCTTGTGTGCTATACCCAGTTCGTGCATCTTAGAATGTTCTGCAATCTCATCTCTGAGATCCTTACCACCAGATCCAAACGTCATGTAGATACCATAGGCCATAAGTACCACCACAAACAAACCCATGAAAACTGCAAAGGCAGGACCAGCTGCTAGATGACCATGTGGGATGATAGTACCATCAGCATTCTTTACCCATGTTCCTGGTAAGAAATATACTGGTGGGTTTGATAGAAATATCATTTGGAATCCTCCTGTTTTTTCCAGTGTTTGATTAGTAAGAGAAGTTCTTTGATACGATCTTCTGCTACTTTAATTTTTTCCTTTAAGTTACTCATTTGAATGATGCATTCACACCCATAACTTTAGCGTTAGGATTACGAGCAAGTGCGACTTGTCTTGCTTCTTGATAGTCACGTGCCTGTACTGTCTCTGTAAAGACTGTTCCAGCAACGTATAGTTTTACTTCACATTTCATAATTTAAAAGGACTAACTCCTTACGGGACGCTTGATCTTTATTATAGCACCCCACAGACCTCATGGTGTATGTATGTGCAAATTCCGCAACTGTCCACTCCTTGAACCTGTCCTTAACAATTTGATCAGAATTGTAAGAGATCAGCATAGGTGAGGTGTATTCATCACAGTCCTTTGCGAACTTATCATGGTCAAATCCTTTATGCATACCACCCTTCTTACCATAGAGATTGTCTTTGATATCATATGGTGGATCCATGTATACAAAATGACCCTTCCTATCCCAGTCTGCTGTTAGAAGTCTTTCGTAGGAGTGGTTGGTAATGATCCAGTTTTGGATGAGCTCTTGGTATCCCACGAGTCTTTCAATCCCTCGAATGGAGAAGTTGGAATCCGATGCTTGCCCTGAAAATGAGGAGCACTCAGTGAGACCACTGAAACTGCACTTATTAACAGTATAAAAAGCAACTGCTCTTTCGAAATTCGATTTTTCTTTATCATTAATAACCTCCTTCATAGATTGAAACAAACATCTTGCTGAGTCTTGGTTACAATAAGTAGCCTTCAGACTCAGCAATTCTTGTTGTAATTTTTCACCATCATGTTGCAGTTCGCACCAGAAATTATACAGAGGTTCATACAGATCATTAACCCAGATCTGTAAATGAGGATACCTCTTCGTAAGTTCTAATGCTACTGAACCACCACCTATGAACGGTTCTCTATACTCTTTTACCTGGGAAAGGTCTGGGAGGTATTGGAGTAGCTTTACTACTGCTCGACTCTTCCCTCCTGGATAGCGTAGTGGTGTCTTCAGTGATTTTTGTGTTGTTGGCATTGTAAGGGTTTGGTCTCTTTAATTCAGTCATGGGAAACTCCACTTGCTATATTAATTTAGCACACTTTATCGGAATTCGCAAGTCATCATTATTTCAGTCAGACAAGCAAGCATATTGATCTCTTGATCAGGTACGTTTGAGATATCTCGCATATACTTTGCGATAACTAACACCGCTTCAGGAATTGAATTGGGTTTTAGGACATCATACAAACTGTCATAAATCTTACGCATAATCATGCTAGGGTCATTGTCCATGTGTTGAACCACCCATGTTTTAACAGTCTTAAAATCTTTCTGCTTCAGCGATACAAGAAGATCGTCAAAATTAACATCAGCGACATCAACGAGTATAGCAGAGTCAATGGATCCATTAGCAGCATAGCGTTGACACTCATTGATAAGCCTACGCCAATCAGGATAATACCTCCTAATAAGTTTAGCCAGAACTTTATCTTCAAATGTAACATCTTCTTTCTTCAAAATAGTTCTAAGTCTTTCAAAGAATTGACCCTGTAATACTACAGACTGTCCATTCTTTACACGAAAATCAACAACTGTACACCTAGAGTGTAAGGGTTCAATGATCTTGTTAATAAAGTTGCAAGTAAATATGAACCTACAATTATTATGGAACTCCTCCACAGCAGCTCTAAGCGAGAGTTGAACATCGTTGGTTGTGTTGTCTGCTTCATCTATAATAACGACCTTGTGGGACGCTCCAGAGGTCAGTGAGACCGTTGAAGCAAATGTTCTGATCCTGTTTCTCACAGTGTCAAGGAACCTACCTTCATCAGATCCATTGATCATAATATAGGATGCACCTATCTGATCACAGAGTGCTTTAGCGATGGTAGTTTTACCAACACCAGCAGATCCAGTAAGTAGGAGATTAGGTAGTTCGCCTTGAGAGACGAATCCTGTGAATACATCCTTGATAGTCTGAGGGAGTATACAGTCATCAATCACTTTTGGTCGATACTTCTCGACCCATAAAAAATCTTTGTTCATTAAACGCACCAAGTAACCCAAGAATAACGTA